CTTATTTAAGTCTTCCATAATCTTTTCTTGCAAAGGATTCGATCCAATCGTAATTTCAATAAATTGGAGTTGATCCGGGTCAAAATTTTCTATATCTTGTTTTCTGGCCTTGGTTTCCGGTTCATATGCATTTGGATCATAATTCGAAAACCCCGGCATTTTTAATGGACAATCTAATTTTGGATAATCCAGTTTGGAGTAGTATTTTGACTCCTTTATCAACCAAGTGTGGCGATGGTCACCACAACCACATTTACCACAATAATGCTTTCCCTTGATTTTACTAGGTTTTAGATGAATACATGCTGGTATTTCACCATGACCAAAACAAGACAGAGCCCTCAATTTTTTTGTTGATTCATCTATCTTCTTGGAATTAAATCCACGCGATGCGATTGAGGCCGCAAACATCACCATTTTTGAAAACATCAGATCTCCCCATAAATAATGCTCATCCCGGCAGGCAACACATGTTCTTCTAGGAATGGTCTAAACTGCTTTAGTCTTTCCGAATTTGCACTAGTAGTGTTTACTTGTATGACGGCTGCGTTTACAGTAAAAACGTCAACGGAATCCCAGTCAAATCCCAAAAGTGTGCAGATCAAATATTTTGTTGCTTGAGGTGTTCCCTTTTCATTAAAATAATTGGCATCTGCATTAATTAAAAATTTTCTTATGTTTGTCAATATCGAAGCATATGGTTCTTGAGAAAAGTCCACATTGGGAAAATAAAAATCAGCATAGGCTTCCAGAAATTTTGCATTTGTTTTCAATGGATATCGAAGTGTCTCCCAGTTTAATTGGGCACCGTATCCATATTCCAAAGAAAATAACCAACGAAGATAGTTTTTGATTATTGGAACAACCAAAACTGTATTTGGTTCGTTTTCATAGGCATTCATTATCCATGATGGAAATAGTGCTCTTACGGCAAGATTGTCTCCAAACCAGTAAGAATCATCTATATCATAAAAATCTGAACCGTAGAGCGCTTTGGCTCTTTCAATCAGGTATGAAATTTTTACCTGTTCAGAAACAGGCTGATTGTTAAAAAATAAAATCATTGCTTGTAGACCACGGATATTCCAACAGGAACACGATTTGAGATATAATCAATCAATTGTGCTTGTTCGGCAAAACCAAGACCATTTACGTATATCTTTACTTGGCCGGGAAGAATATCGTTTCCAACAGTTATATTGGCTTCCTCTTCCGTACCGCTGATACCGGAACTCATGATTGCATTCTTGTAATCTCTCACTGTAACACATCTCTCTTGACCAGTTGCTTTGAACAACAGAGATGCCTTTGCAGTTTTCATTGAAATTTCATTGTATCCACCATTCGGTGTTGCGGATGTACCAAAAATTACATTTGATGGAGCACCAATCGTACCGTTATTTCCCAATGAGCCATTGCTTATAACTGCCTTTACAATTACTTTGCTGGAAGTTGTTATTTGTCTTGATGATGCAAAGTTGTTGGTAACAACATAACCTTGAGGACCATTGATTACAGAAAAATGAGTGTTGTTCTTAGTGGTGGTTGTGTTTGCTTTGTCAACTCGCGTCCATTTGGTTGTTACATTTGTTGCAACGTCTGTTTCATAAAATCCAATGGTATCCGGATTTACGCTATAAGGCAGTTCACACGACTGAGTGGTAAAATCATAATTTGTGTAAAACACGACTTCCAAACCAGAATAAAGATTTATAGACTTGGAAGTGTTGGCAGGTATTGATTCAATATTGTAAAAAAACAAATCTGCACCATTTGTAGCAGTGCCTTTAAATGCACTATACTCGTCAAGTGCCGAAGTTACTGTAACAGTACGATTGCAGGAAGCCGATTTGGTTGGAATGACCAACACTGAGCTGTTTGAGGCAATTCCGAGCAAAGATTCCATGACTGTTGCCGTAGTTGCAAAACTATTGATAAACCCATATTGTGCATAGACACCATTATAAGCAGTAGCAGTGCACAATATGTTTAACAGCATATTTACTGCACTTGCTTGATTTTGAAAATCTAAATTTTTTAATTCTTCTTGTTGTTGTAAAAAAGCAACCATTGAAGTTTTGATGTCATCAAAATCCAAGGAGGCTACATTTAAGTTTTTTATGTTATATGTCATCAGATTGGGACCTCTATAAAGCAACTCATTTGATTTTGAAATTTGATTCCATCATAAAAACTGAATCGAACCTCAAATTCCATTTCTGTTTCTGTACGAGAACGAAGAAAGACTTTGACATTCGTAAGTTTTCCTAATGCTGCCTGAATGTATGAAGCCAATTCAAATTCCAAAGTTCCTACATCATTTGTTCCAAACAAGTAACTGTAATAATTTGAACCCAAATTCATGTTTGAAACAACTTCATTTTTTTGAGTTTTTAGGACATTTTCTATGTACTGAACATAAGCATTGTAACCACTGACCATTGAAATGTCTTTTTTGGTCGTTGTGGTGTTTACTGGTTCAAGAAATATAGAAAAATCTCTGGCTATCATACCAAATATTTAGATCAAGGATAATCAGACGCAAATGTGCCTCCTGCAGTGGCAGGAGTGGTATTTTGTGGAATCTGAGACAGTGCAAGTGCTGTTTCATGTGTTCCAGAATTTGTGACAACATGCTTTACACCAATTATGTAATAATGACCATTTAACAATGATTGACCTGGATAATAGGGATAACCGCTTGCAGCATTTACATTCAGGAATACCAATTGCCCTATCTTGAGATTGAAATCACCAGCAACGGTAATATTCATTTTTTTTCCATATTTTAAACCATCCAAAAATTCTGCACGCCGAATTGGAGTTTCTTTTGGTGTATTCCAGAATGTGGCGACATTTAATCTTAATTTTACATAAGCATGAAAATCTGGACCAAGATCGGGGCATGTACAACTAAATGGTGCCGAAGGTGTGCCCCAAAGACAACCTAGCCACGATTCACCCAAATTGGATACAATTTCTTCACATTCATATTGTGGTTCATCCAAATATAAGTCAATAGGAGCAAAAATATCTTCTATTCCACTTGCGGGTTTTGTAGCCCCCTTCCAAAGATCTAAAATATACGCCGAAGGCCCAGACGGCCCAGCGGATCCAGATGTCATACCTTTTATAAATCCAATTTTTTCTGCTATATTCTTTACGCTTGGAAATCTATCAAAACATTCAGCAAATGTATCTGGTGATCCACATAAGCCTCTGGTAATAGTAGAATTGGCACAACCATATGCAAATTTTGAATTTGGTGCATAGAAAGCGCTCTTTGAGTCTGTGGATCCATATGTTACTATTTGTTTTGACATATTATGGTGTTCCTGAATCACAACATCCGTCAACTACGTTTTCTGCTATAAAATAATACAAAACATTTTCACCATCAGTATATTTACATATTTTAGCGATGTGATAAATGTCTCCACCAGTTCCGGGTGTAAATGTGCTTCCCGATTCACCGATGGGTCTATAATTAAAACCACTGGGCAAACAAGAAGGAACCCAACCGGGTGCCAAATAATTTCCTGTTATTCCACGTTCATTAAGATTTATAGCCCAAGTCTCATCTTGAGTTGGAGAAGATGCCAAACCCAAAGGTTTCCAATTTTCAATTTGATGAAAGTAAATTCCTCCACATGCACCAGACGCACCAGATGCACCAGATGCACCAGATGCTCCAGAACTTCCAGAAAATTGCAATTCATTCCATCTATAACGATATATATTTGCCCCTGATGTGCCTTTAGTTGAATCTAATTCATATCTAGTTAATGCAGCAAAAAAGCAATTTTCTCCAGTTTGTTTGCCCATGCAACACAAAACATAACTAACAAAATTTTGTAATTCTATTTTTCTATATAACTCTAATTGTTTTTGTGCTCCAGAAAGACCCTTTATAAATGAATTATATCTGCCGTTAATGACTTTTTGTAAATTTGTATTTACACCAATAATTCCACCAGCATCTGGATAATTTGGATCTAGTGGAGTAAGATCAAACATGTTTTTCCACATTTCAGTGTTGTCAACATAGGGCATATATCCAGAAGAGCCCATCAAATTCATATTTTTATATGCTGAATCAGTTCCAAACACTTGTCCTATGTGAGTTAAATGACTAACATGATCCATGGAGTCTAGATCATCATAATAACCCCAGTGATTTGTATAGTGCAATTGATCTGATCCCGGAATTGCAGTCACACCCGAAGTTCTAGTTACTAATTCAATATTATATCTTTGCCCCTCATCTTGGTATTGATATGACAGATCGGAGTAAATTCGTAAATCTTTTTGTCCATTGTCCGCACACAAACCTGGTGGCAAAACATCCAATACCTTTGGAGTTTTTCTGATGTAATAATAATTTTTTGATATGAATTGATATGCTGGATCTGTATTGAAGAAATAAATTTTTCTATACAGTTTTCCTGGATCTATTCCAGAACCTGCTGGTGGTGTCATTTTTTGCAAAACAGCCTCACCATCATAGATACCAAAATTTCTATTGTTTGTATAAACTATTCCATCTACAACTGTAGTGGTGGGTTTGTCTATATTTCCAAAAGAAGAATCGGATCTTATGTTATTGTCATATTCAAATGATTTAAAATTAACTGTTCCATCAAATTCAGTCCAAAACATGTAATTTGGAAGCCTACTTAGGCCATTTATTGCATTTGTAGTAAGATAATTTAAGTAATTTAAAGCATTGTCCGATACCATTTCTTCGCGTGAATCTGTGGTATTAATTGGACGATACAAAACATAGTTTGCAGTAGGATCATTATATCCACCACTATAGCCAAAGAAACTAGATTTCACTCTTGCAACAAAATCATGAATAAATTCTACTGATGGTTTTTTGTTTCCCAACAGTTGGTTTAAAGAAGTCTGTTGTGCTTTTTTGTAATAGGTGTTTGTAAAATATATGCCAACAAAGTTCTCTTCTGTTTCCGATGCTGCGTTGTTTAAGTAACTTACGCTAGTAATATCTAAATTCCATACATTAGAATTAAAAAATTCAACGTAAATTTTAGATATTTCAAATTGTTTTATTCTTGAGACAATGTCCTTTGTATCTCTTACAATCAAAACGCCATTTGGAAAAATGTCATTGACATTTTCAACAAACTCAATTCTTTCAAATTGACATTCTGTGTTTTGTCTTATGATGTTTAATGGTGCATTTCTATTAGACGCATCTGCTAGATAAATGGCCTTAATAGTAGAATAGGCAGGATTATACTGTGATTGTGTGTTTGCCATTACTCATGAATATTTAGTGGTCACATACAAACCCTTCAAAACACCAATCTGTTCTGGAAGGTAGGCATTTATGTTCTTTGATTGTTGTTCCACTACTTGCACTTCAGTAACATCTGTTGCCGTAGAAGTTGTGGTTGTAGTTGAAGATTTAGAAGATGAAATTTTTGTTTTGCTTGGAGAAACCAGTTCTTCAATTTTTCCTTCTTCTGAAACCTCTATTTTGACAACTTCTTTTGTAGCACTTTTTGTATTTGTTGGATAAAACTGTTTTTGAATCGTAAAGGTTCCACCGGATGTTGGTGATATGATCACAATATTTGAACCAGTTAATCCATTTTGCAAGATGAATGAATATGTTGCACCTCTTTGATCCTTAATGATCATGGTGTCTTTGTAATAATGCACACTTTCAATTATTGAAAGAGGCCCATTCAAGTCAAAATTTCCAACTGACTTATAGGAATATGATCCTCCGCTATTTGCAACATATGGAGCAATGATGCTTCCTTTTGGAAACGTGAATGCTGTTGCGCCTGTTGGTGAATTTGTAATTTTTAAACTTGTCTTTACTTCGTTTTCTTCAATGTAAAGAGTTGTATTTGGAACAGGCAAAGTAAATGGATTGATTGTTTTGTTTGCCAATACAAACATCCAAAAAGAATTGATGTCAGAATAAACCGTATATGCTTTTTCAAGAAGAGTCGATTTGCTATCAATTGTTACGGGAGAAACATTGATATTAGCCAGATTTGGATCAATGTAAGTAAAAAAATCAGATATGGAAAAAGTTCCAATAGTCGATTCAAATGGCTTTGATGGAATATTTGCAAAATATTTCATGATTATACACTAGGTCCAAAAACTGCGTAAGAAATTTCCGATTTGGACAAAATTTGCCCTTGACCATATTCTGTGGGTATTCCAGGGGCATATGTTCCGGTTTCAAATTCAGTAAAGAGCAATCCAAGGAGAGTGATTGAAGATGCACCGTTTGGGAGATATCGTACCACGCTGTCAGCATCATCGTTCTTTTTTACAAACACATTTTGAAGAACACACACCAATGGCTCTCCAAGCCAATTTGCAGTTAGGTTTCCCTCACCACCAAATGCAGGAACGTTTCCTTTAGTAACGGCCATAGTCCAAAGACCTTGTGGATAAGTTCTTTCAGGCAAATCTGCAACCTGTGGATAAGATGCTTTTCTAAATGATCCAACAATTTGTTCTACATTCAATGATTCTTGTGGAGTTTTTGGAACAAAGATATATTGAAAGAAATATTGTTTTCTTCCTTCAGATACCATCGTGGCTTCAGCTATATTACTAAATCTTCTGTAGGTTGATGTGGCAAACATTCTTTCATGGAAGAAAAGCATCGGTTGCAACATTCTTGACAACATCTGAACACCACCTTCACCAAACATGTTTCCACCCATATTGGCAACACCAGCGCGAGTTAAAATGGGTCCAACGGGATTGTTGTTGCTTTCACCGAAGTTGTGTTGAATTTGATATCCCGGCTCCTTTGGCATGGGAAGTTGAATGTGAATTTGAGCCCGGTCAACCACTCCTGCGCGGGTTCTTTCACTATTTTTTAATGAGTAAGGTGCAGCGTAAAAGTTCAACCATAATGGTTGTTCTTGTGCATATATTCCCAATGGATACTGATATCTTGAAGCCATCTCTATACTATTTAGATAAAATTACCTAAATATTTTTATGGCATATAAGACCAAATTTACACCCGCAAACAAGGAAAAGTATGTAGGAGATGCAGGCAAAATAACGTGCAGATCCTTGTGGGAAAGGAATATATGTAAGTTTTGTGATCAAACCCCAAATGTATTAAAGTGGTCTTTTGAAGAAATTATAGTGCCTTATACAAGTCCTTTGGACAGAAAACAACATAACTATTTTCCAGACTTTGTAATTCAATTCAAAAATGATTCTGGAATAAACACTTGGATGGTTGAAGTTAAACCTAAAAAACAAACAATCTTGAAAGAAAATGCATCAAAGAAGGAAAAAATTACTTGGATTATCAATAATGCAAAGTGGGATGCTGCCAAGAAGTATTGTGAAAAAAACAACATGGAATTCAAAATAATCACGGAAAAAGAAATTTTCTCAAATGCCAACACCAATTATTGATATCAAACAATTTTTTGATCGTCATAGTGGACTTCAAAGAGATAATCGTTTTTCAGTGAGTTTTGAAGGATTGCCTCAAGGATTGCCTAGTTTAGGTGAACCTGGAAACAGTTTAAAAACCGCAATGGTTGAAATGGGGACCAGAGCAATAGATACTGTAGCCGACAATTTAATTGGCTATGGACCCGGAAGAATGATTCCCCGGTATCAAAAGTTTCCCGGTGGTGTATTGCTAACTCTACCAGTAACAAACGATCATCATGCGACAAATTTTTTCAATGCTTGGTTCAATCTTCTTTATGGTGGTGGGAGATTGAGGGGAGCTCTTTCAACACCATTTCAATTGACATGGTATCATGAAACAATATACCCAACAAAAATGATTGTTGATGCCTTGGACCCAAATGGAAATGTCAATCGCAAATTTACATTTTTTGAAGTGTATCCAATGGAAACAATTCCATTTCAATTTTCAATGGAAAACAACAATCAGTTTTTAAAATATAGTATTTTGATGAACTATAGAGAATTTTCAATGAGTGAGCAATTAAATGCCTAATACAAATATATTCGATAATATTAACAACTTTATTCAAACGTATGAAACAACTTTGCCCTTTTCTCAAAAAAAGGTTTCATTCAGACCCTTTAGAGTAAAGGATGCCAAAGTACTTGGTCTAATTCTTCAGGAAGACAATAAAAAATTGGCTTTCAAAAACATGGTAGAATTGTTGAAAAACACAACTACCGAAGCTGAGATTGATGATCTTTGTTTAGCCGATGCAGAATACTTATTCCTGCAAATAAGATCCAAAAGTGTGGATGAAATATTGAACTTGGTATATCAAGAAGAAAAAATACAAGTTCAAATTGCAGACATAAAGTATAGAAATCAAGTTGCAGAACAGGAAATTTCAATAGGTCCAAACATTTCTTTGGTATTGAAAACACCAACTGTAAAAGATTTGCTAAGACTTGAAACATTTGATAAACAAGAATATGGTAAAGCCTGCATTGAAAAAATTATAGCAAATGGTGAAATATACAAACTAAACAAGTTTGTTACTGATGACATAAAATCAGCAATAGAAAATCTTCCTCTTTCCGTATTATCAAAAATAGATGTATTTTTGAAGAAACAACCAGAACTTTACATCAACTTGCAGTTGACTGATGAACAAAAGGAGGTGTCTGGTCTTTTAAATTTTTTTACCTTTCGGTAAAGTTTATTGATCTGAGAGATTATTTCAGCACAAACTTTACCATGATGAATAATTTTTCTTGGTCTTTACAAGACATAGAAAATATGGTTTATTGGGAAAGAGAAATCTATGTTAAGTTAATTGCAGAGTTCAAACAGAAAAAAGAACAGCAAATGATGGAACAGATGTACAGACAAAATTACAATAGCCTATGAACGAAGAAAAAGAACAAATTACAGAAAACAGATTCTCTTTGGATATGCAAACAGAGATTCAGGCAATGACTCCACTCATTGAACCTGATCCATTATTGCCTTCTGATATCATAAACATACTTCCTAGTATTGAACTTTCGGAAAGCGTTCCATTTACTGCAACCGAAATAAAAATAGGAAGTGCTGCAAAAGCACAGTTTGCTGAAATTAGTGGATTAGACTATTCTGTAACTGATACAGAAATGCTGACCAAGCAGTTTAGTGGTATGGAAACCAAAATCAAAGAACTTCAGGGTGGGTTTCAGGATTTGTACAACAATGCAAAAAATCCAAATTTGCCAAATAGTGAAACAGATGATTTTGAGGAAAGACCAACCACCGAACCAAGAAACTTAATCTTTGATGAACGGCGTACCAAAATGAGTGGGCCACCAAGTTGGGCGTAAATAAAAAAAGCCCCCTTTCGGGGGCCTTTTTCAATCGTTCTCCATTTCGGAGAAGTACTGCAGAGGATCTTTCTCTTCAACATTTTCCACAACTGAAGATTCCTCCACATCGTCTTCGATGCTCTTGGACTCAGTAAACTGAGCGCGAATATCGTCACCGACAGACTTCTTGAACCGAGCATTCAGTTCGTCAAAGCTCTTGAACTGGCTCTTGTCCACAAACGGCTTGAGGGGATATTGCTTCTTCCATAGCTCCTCAAGCTTCTTGTCATCACCACCGAGAAGTGGTGCTGGGGTTGCAAACTCGCTGCGATCATAGTTTACATACCCACCGACATTACGGATCTTGATCTTAAAATCCGCACCTGTCCAGAAGTTGAACGGATCAACCGCAACCTCATCCTGAAACTCAGGATGGGCGAGGCTCTGAATCTTCTGGAAGATCTTCGTTCCATACTGGTAGAGGAAGACCTTGCCCTTGTTCTCGGGATTTGCAGGATCTTCAACGACCAAGATATTGGAAATATAAGTCAACTTGCGCTTTCTCTGACGAGCAATGTTCTTGTCGTCTTCTACGCCACTGTTCCACAGTTCTGTGTTTGCGGCACAGACTGGGCACTTTTCGCCAATCGTAGTAGGGCAGTTCTCGTAGAACCACCCACCCTTGCCCTTAAAGGTATGACTATAGACAGCCACGAAGGGGGTGTCCTCTCCTTCGACTTCGGGAAGAAAGCGGATAACAGCGTATCCGTTTCCAGCCTTGTCAATTCCCGGCTTCCAAAGCCGCTCATCCTTGTAACTCTCCTTTGCGTTCATCTTCTCCAAACGCTCAGAAAGTTGTGCGACCGAGTTCTTACTCTTCTTTTTAAAATCTGAAAAATTTCCCATACTGTTCTTTCCCCAAGGATCTACCTTGGCCTAAATGACTGACAGATTATACAAGCAACTCCAGGTCAGTCAACTGGAAGTTTTTTGTTTTTGTTCTTTTTCAATAGATGCAAATTTTTGGCTTCCTGTTCAATCTTCTCAACAAGAGGCTTTGTCAAAAGTTTGCCAGCAGCAACAGGATCAAGATTCATCTCTTCTGCGAGTTCAAGAACACAATCCATAAACGATAGATTGGTACTTAAAGTTCGCTCTATCACCTTGTTTGAAAATTTTTCCTTTGCTGTATCGTCTATATACATGATTATACTATATGTCGTAATAACAAAAAAGCAATAATTGAATCCATCTAAATATTCTAGAACTATTTATACCACTCTAAGGAACAAAAATGGCATTTGACTCAGACCCAAACGTATTAATTGAATCGGGTGGAAACACCTTCAATGTAGCAACAGACGCAATTGTGTTCTCTGGGGCAACCTCTCACTTTCAATACATGAAGTTGGCATATGGACCTACTGGCTCCGTATCCATCGTAAGCAACTCCAACGGTCTTCCTGTCAGTGTTATTGGAGGAGGCATTACAGCCAATCTAGTGGGCTTCTGTGGGGCCGTACAAGGCATTCCCGGTGGAACTCCGGTAACCGTGAGTGGAACCGTATATGCAACAGGAATCACAAGCGCACCAGTTTATGTCAGAACTTCAAGTGGTTATCAAATAGAAATTACAGGTGGAACACCGCTATCAAGAATCAAGGATTCTATTTCTGTTTGGGGTCCAAATGGAACCACTTGGGGTTACACAAATTTAGTAAATTCTTCAGGTACTGAAATTGGAAATGTGAGTAATCCTCTCTTTGTTCAAATTTCTGGGGCCACAATTAATGCAGTAATAAACCCAACCGTAGGTGTAACCAACTCAGGGGATGCTCTGAGAATTCAAGGTTCTAGTGGTGGTCAACCCGTTCCAACAACTGTAGGTAATACCGTTGGAATCAATGACAGCGCATTGTTGGCTGGATTGACAGGACTATATGCACAACTGGTGTCATTGAATCTTGGCTTGGCAACTGCTATGCCAACAGGATTTAAGACTGGACGCACAAGTTCCATCTATCCCGCAGTACAACAATTAGATTCTGGTTACACTTGCGGAAAAGGCGTAACAATCAAAGCACTCTCAACAAACACCGACTTCATTTATGTCGGAAACAGCGGAGTCTTTGTTGGTTCATCAACAGGCCATGCTCTTGATCCTGGCGATCAAGTATTCATGACAATTGATAACATCAACAAGATCTATGTAAGTTCAGCAAGTGCAACACAGGTAGTGACCTTCATCGCATCATAAAATGCCAGTTTTTCCAACTCTAAATTTAGTAAGATCATATAAAAATTATGGTATTTCTGTGTATGGAAATACATATGATCCTGTTTTTCAAAAAGGTTGGTTAAACTCAGCACCAAATATTTTAATTCAGGGAAATACATGTTATCTGGATTATTCTCATACGTACAATACTTCTGACAGATCTTTTCTTAAAAAGACTTTTGGTGTTGTTCCTGTAGGAACAACCTTCAATATCAGTTCTGTGCAATACTACGACAATAAAACAGAAACAAAAAAGACACTTTTTGGTACTTGTTTGTACCAATCATCTTTGAATGATAACAAAATAATTGTCGGAACAATTGTTTCCGGTCTTAGTGGAGACACTGCTTATAACTTCTACAATAGAGAAAACTTTTTAGCCTCCCCACAATACACTTTTACATACAGTGGTAGCACCAGCTTTAATTACATACTAAACTCTCTTCCTAATGTAAATCAAACAAATTTTGAAAAGATGGGATTTATAGGAAGTAATTTTGGGTTTGAAGAATATGTAGAAATAATTGGTGGAACTGGTTTGAATTTTGGAAAACTAAAAGTAAGTGCCCTATCATCCCTAAAGGATGGAGAAGAAGTTCTTTACTTAACCGGAACAGCACAAAATCAAACACTTATTACAACACCAACTGTAGTCAATATGTACATCAGAGGTGCTTCTGATGTAGACGAGATTCAAAAACCAAAGAATCTTTTGGGGATTTACAGAATTCATGATGAATCAAACAATCTCATAAATTGTTTTGAAAATCAAAATGAATATCAAACCTTCCTGCGCAAGCAATCATTGGGCGCAACCCTAAGTGGATATTGGTCACAATGTCAGACATGCCCAGACATGGCCTATGGCGAAGATTTTATTGGTGATGATTATACTTCTAATCTTCTTTTTGATAATCAAGTTTATCTTTACATCAGAACAGATACAACCACTTCTTTCCCAGACTTTGTACCAGTCACCAGTAATTTTGTTTTGACACAGAGAAACTATTCGGGTGATCCCCAAAATGCTTCTAACTTGACATTTACAATAACGAATGGATTGAAGATAGATTTGAGCCACGCTTCATTGCAGAATTGGAACTTTGATCTCTTTGTCGATCCTTCTTATACACAACCACTAATCAATAGTTTTGTTAAAAGTGGTGTACCCGGTTACAACAATGCGTTTGTATTGATTCAAAAGACGGAAAAAACTCCATCAAGATTGTATGGAAGATTTACTGGACCATCTTTCCTTCCAGTTACAATACAAATATAAAAGAACCCCGATTGCTCGGGGTTCTTTAGTCCAACAACTACTATCAAAAATTTAGCGAGTTCTGTTTCGCATCACACGGTAATAGGAGCGGCCATTGCGGACCTCTCGGATTACGGTGTAGTTCATGTCGAAGCGGTCAAATGCCTCGCGCAGATCGTGCATAGTTGCACGCATGTTCTGCACACGGAAGCGCTTACGAGCCACGCCAGCCGTAAGAGGCGAACCGGAACGCATAAAATCAAACACTCTCTGAATCTTCGTCGGACGATCAACTGTAGTAATTTCCATAAAACTTTCCTTTCTTAAGAAGTTGCTAAACTATACACCCTAATCCTTGACTGTCAAGGAATTCCCTAAATAATATGGACTGAGGAGTCGCCTATGAACACTAGGAACCATCAGTTTGTCAGTCATGTGAAACAACATCTGGCACAGTACGGTATGCGGCTAGTAATAGGTCGTGGAAAATTGTTAAATTGTGGTGGCTACCGTTGCGAAGGTTATTTTTCAGACAAAGAAAAAGTTATTAAAATTGCAAGGCATGGAACAAATTTTTTAGAAACTTTGGTTCATGAATATTGTCATTTTTTGCAATATCTCAGCAACTCAAAAATTTACATCAAATCTGACAAAGCAATTTTGATGGTGGATGCTTGGTTTGCTGGTCAAAATTTTAATCAAGAAAAACTTCGCAAGGCATTTTTTATAATTCGTGCAATGGAGCGTGATTGTGAAAAACGAGCAATTAGAATGATCAAAAAATTTAACCTTGAAATAGATACCAAACTCTATGCCAAGAGAGCTAATTGTTATATCTATAGTCACTTCTTGATGGAGAAGACTCGTAAGTTCTACGCCTACAAGAAGAGCCCTTATAGGAGTCCCTTGGTGCTTAAAGTAATGCCATCATCGATGGCAGTCTTGAGTCACCGCAGCATTCCACCAAAAATTTATTCTATGTTGGAATCATTCACTATCTGAGACTTTAGATACTTCGACACAAACTTTTTGAACGGTTGGTCGCCGTAAGGCCATCTGTCATCTTCAGCCAAAAACTTGTAGTGAACCAAAGCATCCAAATGTTCATCAAGCATTTTTAGTGTCACATCGTCAATACACCACTTAACTTCATCATCTCTATTTTGTGCTGGTGCTTCTGCAGCATTGTGTTCTGCTACAGCAAGATCTGCAATCTTTGCGATGTTCCCAAGAATCTCCAATGACTTGGCGCATTGATAAAAAAGATCCCGCTTTACAGGATCTTCTTCTTTGCGAGCCAAGTTTCTTACTTCGTAAACTAGCTCAGGGATTTTCATGATTGTCTCCTTACGACAGTGTGAGGAGATACTTGGTCTTTTGTACCAACGCAAGCATCTCATCCTTAATATTTAACAACGAGGAATGGTTGGTTTCTTTGGGGAGTTCTTGGTTCAGGTAATCCTCAAACGAATTCAATACGGAGTTTGTAGAGATTCTGGAAGGTCCGTTTAGACGCAGATCCGTGACTTCCTTGATATCGTCTTTTCCATGAACACCGAAATAAGTCTCGGCAAAGTTGTCGATCATTGGATCCAAAGCTTCATATAATTGACCTAAAGCCATATGCTCGGCATAAGAAGGCGTACCCCAGTGATGGAGTTTGATTTCGTTTTGAAAATTCATTAGTACTTTAATGCATGACATGGTATATTATTTATCTTTCTCAAAAAGGTTCTTTACCGAAGTTGCAACTCCCTTTATAGAATCTAAAGTATCGGCAACCTTAAATCCTTCTCCCTTCTCAACACCCCATTTGTTTTTGGGGCAGGAAACAGAAGGCATATACAATTTTTGAGACAATCCTGCTCTTTGGTTTCCTACAACACATCCACATCCACCTTTGCACCAACCAATAGATTCTGCCTCTGGGTTTGGGTTAACTATGTATTCACATGAAAGACATATATCTTTTCTTTTTTGAAATATTTCTTCCGATACTTTTCCGGAAAACATCTGTGATATTTCTGCTTTGGTATAATTAATTGTTTTTTCAGCCACAGAAGGCGAATCAATTATTTCAGTTTGTTTTACTGTGATTCCAACAATTGAGTCTCTTTTATCACATTTCAAGCATTGTGTTGGTTCTGGATTTTCAAATACATTCAAAGCACATGTTGTTTTGCATGTACTGTTATCAACAGACCAATGCTTGCAATTTATATGCTGGGAAGTCCTTTTTGCATTGGTTGATAATTGACAATTATAATAAGTGTCCAAAAAAATTTTAGCGTTCTTCATAATTAACCTATACTCACAGTTATCTTTTCAGTACAAGAAATAAACGGATCCCCCGAAGGTGTAGAAATTGGACAAGGATTAGGAAATTCTTGACAAGTAGCATAACCACTAGAATCACCAAGAGGAAAAATTATACCGGGTGGAATAGTAGCATTTAATTGCGCTATTAAAGATTCTGGCATTGAACATAGATTAAACACCGGAGCACTTGGATCTGGTGAAATAGTTCCTTTTTGGAAAATAGGAGTATTCATTGTTACTAAATTGTAAATGCCCCACATACAAGTCAACAGTGGCGGACCCTCTCTGCTGCTAATAATAAACGGTGAAGTACATTCACATGGAACACCACTACATATTTGAGTCTGTGAAAAATAACAGACTGGGGTACCACCAAATGGCATTCTATAGATATATGTTCTAGGTTTATACCAACGTTTTTCAATAAAAGCAGTCGGGGTTTCTATACTTTCTACAAATGCAAACATATCAGCATCCGGTGGATTAATAGAAAAACCATCAACTTCTGGACAAACTTGAGCTCCATATCTTTTATTTCCGGGCAAATCATTTCCAGGAAATACATTAGGTTCGTTTGCTTCATACACAATCCCGAATGGATTTGAATTTAAAGCCGCTGCAATTGCACCAAGATTTATTCCATAATTTGGTTTAAAAATACTTCTTAAACCACACATACCAAGAAAACCAAAAACATCTGTCACAGAAAAATTTGTTTCGGGGCATTTAGGCACAGTAATAGTAAGTCCTAAAATAGGATTCATATATTCAGTTATATCAATCCTCTCGTATAAGTCTCTGTAAAAATTATTTTTTCCACCCGGTGACCCACCCGGTATGGCTTGAATATTACAAGTTCCCGGATTACCAGAAACTACAACGGGATTTGTTGAACAAAAACTGTTATATCTAACAGTTAATTCGCTTGGTTCCAAACAACCTTCACCACAAAGGCATTGTTGATCTGTTTCAAAACATGGTTCACAAGACCCATCTCCGGGTCCAGATAATATACTAACTTTTTCTGGTTTTCCACAAAATTGACCACTTATGGTTATGGGCAAATCTAAGTAGTCTGGGTGTAAACCATCCCACAGTGTTCCTATTTCAACTGTACACGGATGTCCTTCATTGAATGGAGGTAAATATGGATCACAGTCATTTTCAGTTGGATCACATACATGCAACGGCGATTCACCAGTGCCTCCTACCAACAAACATAATTTTTCAAAACCTAAACCAGTATTAACCGTTGGTGGTAACGGAGGCATTATTACAACATCAGATATATCTAATGGAGAATCTTCTGGTTTTTTTCCAAAGGGAAACCAAAATTTAAATTTTTCAGTTCTCCAAAGATATCCTTGATAGACAGACCAATATGAATCTGGTTTATCATCGATATTTTCACAGCAATATTTTGGTTTAAGTGGTGGTAAACAACGATAACAATTATTACAATCATAGCAATTTGCTTCTTGTATTTTGCAAATTGGGTATGAAATAAGAGCATTACAACAATCATTCATCCCTACACCACCACCCCCTGTAATTGGATAGGATAAAATGTCTGTTTGTCTAATATTTGTTGGTGTTCCATCAACCAATCTAATATCAGTGCAATATGCATTTACACAACGACCAAAATAAATGTATGTTTCTCCATCTAAATCAAATTTAACCAAATTAAATACAGGATCATCTACATTCATTTCATTTTCAATTACTGCATACTGTGCATCAGTTAAACAAATGTACATCTTGTCTGGTAAAACTTTAGAATCATCTTCATTGCATGGACAGTATTTGTCAATCCAAATTGCTCTTACAACACCAGGTGTTCCTTCTTTGTTTGGATTATAGTCTAATCCAAATCCTAAAAAGTTTGTTGGGCTTGCTGGTCCAACACCAGTGGGTGGATCTTGAACAAAATTAGAT